TAATAGTTTCCAGAGCTTGAATCAGATGAGACTGTTCTCGCAACAACTGCCTCGTGTTGGACTTAGTTGCTTTTCGGCTCAGGGGTGACGTAGGCACTGCTTCAAACGCATCAAAGTCTATAGAGTCGTTTAGTACGTTACGTATTATGTCGTAAATCTCAACCCTAGCAGTGGCTTTTCTTTTGCCGTCGGCTTTTTTAAAGCTATCTTGACCAAACTTTGTTCTTCTAAAGTCATCAATAGCTCGTCTAGCCTTTAGTATTTCAGCAGGAGTATTACCAAACTGAGACAAAGTTACTTGGAGTTGACTCATAGCTTCTCGTAGTTGTTTATTGGTAATCCCAAGTCCCGGAAATTTATTCCGGTACGCTATAAGCCTAGCTCTAGCTGACTCTAAAATCCTTTCTTTTGGTATTTCAACCTGTACGTTTGCTAGTGCTCTTTGTAGCCTTTCTTCTAACGTATCAATAGCAGTCTGTAAATCTTCTGCGTTTGTTCTATCTGTGCGTGTTGGATCAACCCGTGTATATTTAGCTACCGTTTCAATTTGATCTGTTTCAGCCTGAGTTAGCACAGTTTGTTGGGTACGCAGCGGTCCTTGAGGTGCTGTTGTTTGTTGGTTTGCTTGAGACGGTGTTTTGCTAGGCGCTATAACCCTCCAAATACCTCTCTGGCGTCCTGACAGACGGTTTACCTGTCGTGTTCTAGGATCAACAAAAGCAGGGTCAGGAGTGCCTTCTGGTGTTTTAGCTATGGGTTTAGCGTTTGGTCCTCTCCTGAACCAAGGTGCAATGTTAAAAACACTTTCGACAACCAAAGCAAAATCAGGGTGATTGTCTTTAAACTCAAACCAACTGTCTTCTCCCATTATTAAAGCCTGTTGTGCTTGTTTTCCAAGCGGGTGCTCATAAAACGCCTGCATACCGTCACGCATAGCTTGTGCTGTTGACTCTTCTATTGAGTCAGGTATGGCGTAACTCCAGCCGTCGAGAGACATATTAAAAATCTCGCCTAAAGCGTCCCAACCAAAGCCCGCAGCCTGACCTGCAACGCCCAGTGCTTGTACTGTAGTAGGTAAACCTTCTGCAAACTCTCCCCTTTCCATTACTATGTCAGACGCTTTTTGAAACCTCTGTGTTGCCGCTTCCGATAACCGTTGTCCCGCCCTTTCAACAGGCGTACTTGTATCGGGCATAATTGGCCTTGGTGGGGTAGGCTTAGGCATCTGCTCGTAAATTTTATTCAGGTTTTCAAACTCCTCTTGAGTAAGTTCTATCGCAGTAAAAGGCGCACCCATGCTTCCTGTTCCCAAAACAGGAGTTGCTAACGCCTCCATTTCTTCTGCTTCTTCTTTTGTTAGTTCCCTTGATTCCATTTTAGTTTAACCTTATTTTGGCACAACACGATAGAATTTTTTATTTCCGTCTGCATCGGCTGGCATAGTAACCATGTAACTTTGGTCTGGGTTTAGTTTGACTTCTCCACCAAAGTCTTCTCGCCAAGCATCAACAAAGTTTTGATCCGTCCAGTTCGTGTTTTCTAACCACGTAAGCGTTGGAACGTTACCTTTTCCGTGTTCCTTTAGTAGCCTGCCTTTAATAATCAGTGAGTTATAGTAACCACGAACTTTTTTCAGAGCATTAAGTAGGTCTTCTGGCTTTTTAAGTGTATTTAAACTAGCTATTGTAGACTGAAGAAGCGCGTTTTCAATGTTAGAAACCTGACCTAAAGTAGACCCTGCAGCTTTAATTGACAGCAGTTGATCAAAACCTACGTTTGCTTTTATTGTAGCAACTAGGTCTTCTAAATTCATTTGTTCAGTTCCGGGGAGAAAACGCAGCAACTGAGAAAGACCGCCTACAGAATCAAAAAAACCTCTGTCTAAGTTAGTTAAGTTATTTTCTATTAGGGCAATAGTTTCATTAACAGTGTTTCTAGTAGCTCGTGCTTTAGCAAGTTTGTTTCCTTCTCCTTCTAGTCTTGCTTGTTCTTTTAAAGCAGACTCCCGTGTTTCATACGTATCTACTATCCTTGATGTTGGTGGCTTGTTGTTAGGATTAATTTCATACAGAGTTACTACGCCCTCAGCATCTTCTCTTGTTTCGTAGATAAAATCTTTAGGGGTTGTAAAGGCTGATTCAAGCTCATCAGTGGTAATATTACCGTCTGGTCCCGTAGTAGCTTGTAGTAGTCGCTCGTCTGGACCCTGCGTTACTAGTTCAGTTTTTGGAGATCCTCTGAGATAAGCGTCTTCAAATGCTTCTCCTGTTGGGTCTAGCTGCTGTATTTGCCTACGCAGAGCCACTACTCTAGGATCGTTACGGGGTGTTCCTGCTCGTGCAGCAGCAGTAACCTGTGTTTTAAAAACACCCAACCTACGTTGCTGTTCTGTTTTACCCTGTTCAATACGGCTGTTAGCGATGGTTATGAACCGCTCGCCCATTTTTTGTTGATTAGCGTCATCACTTAACAACATATTTTGACCTTGAGCAAGAAGACCTGCTGGGTTATTTTCGTATTGAGCTAGCGTTTCTCTAGCTTGTTGTGACACAAGTTCCGCTTCTCGTTCATCGGCTCGCCTTTGAAGTCTACTGGCTGCATCAAGTGCTGTAGCACCTATAGTCCTACCAAAGTCTGCGTAAGCTCTACCGATTGTTTGTCCCGGGGACAGACCGCCCCCAGTAAACAAAGACCCAATAGGATTGTTTCTTCTACCAAATAGTGACATTTTTGTGCTCCCTAAAGTATCTTTGAGTAATCAACAGCCAAGTAGCCGTTACTTTGTCTAATTACAGCCTCTGGTAGAACCTGCTGAACTTCTTGAGCGATTACCCCGTAAGAAGGCTGGTTGCCTACGATTTCTTTGGCTTCTTCGGTCCAATCCCAAGTGTACGTAGATAAACCGTTAGGCAGCTTGCCTACGCGTTTGATGTTGTCTTTTAAGTTTATGTCGCTGCTGCTAGGGAAAAAAGCGTTTTTAAGGCTTGCAATAGCATCTAACGTACCCGGAACTGCGGAAGTAAGACCACCAAGCAGACCACCAGCACCAGTAAACATACCAGCGTACAGATCAGCAAGTCCTTGAGACTGTCCAACCGCACCCTGTAGATTTGCAAGCTGGGTCTGATAATCAAACTCACCCTGTTGTCGTCTAGCTACGTCTTCAAGACTAGCAATGTTTATGGCAGGTGAAAACGCTGACAACATAGCCGCTTGTGGTATATAAGCACCCTGAAGAGCATTCAAGCCCATCTGCTGCTGTGCAGCGTCAATCGCTTGCTGTTGTGAGAAAAGACCGCCACCTAACTCTGTAAACCGGGAACCAAGCGCAGCCTGTTGCTGTTGTTCTGCTTGAGCTTGTTGGATAGCCGCTAACGCTGCTCTGTTTTTAGCCTCTTCTTGTGCTTGTGCTAAAGCAAGCTGCTCTGGAGTGCCGCCAAACATTGCTGTACGAACCCCTAACCGACCTTGATTAGCCAGACGCTCTTCCAGTGCGAGCCTCTGTCTTTCTTCTTCAGCAAGCTGTGTAGCCCTAATACGGTCATACACTTCTTGCTCTCTAGCACCCATAGGCATACCAACTTGGCCCATGAACTGCCCACCAACGCCCAGTGCTTGTTCAGCGGCAGAGCCTATCTGACCAAGGCTCATAGGCGCAGAACCAAACCTATCTAACGCCTCAGATTCTAAAGCACTCTGAAGTTGTTGTCCAGATCCGCTTAGAGCATAAGATGTTCCAGTTGGTCCTGCCGTAATTGTTCCGCCACCGCCTGTAACAGTAAACGGCTGAAACGTGATGTCAGGAGAAGTTAATTCAGGCAACGGATCTGTGTAGATGCCTTTTACTTCTGGAGGGATTCCGCCGTATAAATCGTCAGCAATTCCGCCTAGAAGGTCTGAAAGAATGCCCATTACCTTATACCTCTTGAGTTATGCTTGTTCATGTTGTTTTACCTATCAACGCTAATACATTCATTTCCTGTAGGGATATAGAGCTACCGTTTACTTCCGTTTGTAAGCCTACTGTAACAACGGAACCATTACCCGTACAGTTAAGAGACTTTCGACTAATTAGATCGCCTAAGCTATACTCTGCCTGAGTATATTCTGATACCCCAAAGAAAGCTGGATTTGTAGACCCTACTCTAAATCGTGACGTATTAGCTTGAACTGAAAAGTCATACGTCCAGCTAAGAACAATATCTACATTGTTACCACCAATAATCGTAGGCCGGATCTTTTTAAGTAGCTTTAACTTAGACGGCTCACCAAACGTCAAACCCGGACTTGTGTACCGAAAAATGTAAGATGAGTTATTGTCATCAAAACCATCATACTTACCAATACCAGCCGTAGTTCCTATATAAACAGTGCCATCTCTATCTCTAGCAAAAGACTTAAAATCAACACTAGGCCATTTAGTCACACGATATGAGCCATTCGCCAGCCGACCCCTAAGATCAAAACAATATATAAGGTTACTGTCAGGCAGTCCTAGTAAATAAAAATAGTTTTCAGGACTGTACACGCTGCTAGCAGGCACAGTTTTGTTTGCAATCTTTGCAATCAAGTCTTGTTTTACGTTACGACTTGCGTCTGTTATAGGCAAAGACTTTTCTTGTATAACTCTGCCAAGGCTTCGTAAACCGTCATCGCTCAAGAACAGTAAGTCAGTGCCAATGTTTTGCACTGTTTTTCTGTCTATGCAGCCCACGCCTGACACGGTATCGCTAATTGCCATGCTTGCGGGGCTATCTGCGCCTGAGTAAACAATAATACTGTGTTCGCCAAACACTATAAGAAAGTCATTATGGGCCGCTAAAGCAACAATTTTATCAGCACCGTTAGGCCATGCTTTTGCTACATCTATGTTACCACTAGAGCCCCCAGTAAATGCGTTTCCGTCTAACAAATCAGACCAGTAAATAATGGTGTCATTGGTGGCGTTGCCTGCAATAAACAACCTACCAAACGCTGCAACAACCTCATTTGCCTTAAAGGTAGCGTTAGTTGCACCACCATTAGCTACCGTAAATGTTCTTACGCCGTTGGCGTTGTCATATACCAAGGGGTCGTAACCACGCTGGAAAAAATATGCCTTGTCGTTGAAGTTTACGATCTTCCAATCATTTGCAGTAATCGTGTACGATCCGGGTGTCGCGTCTACTAATGTAGTAGTGCCTGTCATAATTTTGTTATTGCCGGTACTAAAAATTACCTCGTTACCAGCACTATCGTAAAACTCGTGAATGTTGTGGATATAGTCAGATCCTAGCACGGTTTTGTTCGTTGTAATCACGCTGTTGCCCTGACGAGCCGCTAATCGTCCCTGTCGGTCAATAATAGCGTTGTCTGCAACTTCAGCAAAAGATGTATCCTGAGCAAGAGGAGAATCTTCTGTATTAATTCCCTGAAACGCAGGAGCAACCAAGTTAATGCTTTGTAGAGGCTGTGCCATAGTAATTCCTACGGTGTGTAGAAGATTGTTTCTTCTGGGTGTTTTTGGGCATCTAACGCAACTGCATCAGATAAGTACTTGTCAGCTAGAGCAAAGTATTCTGCAGTAGATGTACCTCCTGTTTCACCACGCTCACGGGCTAACAGGGCAATTGCCATGTGAATTACGGGGCTGCTGGGTATAGCTAGAGTATCTGCATCAGCACTCAGAGGCACGTTACGCAAAACTACTTTTACTTTTAACGAGTAAACGCCGTCAGGTTTAGGGTACACGTCAATTTGCGTGTCTCCGCTAGCGTCTACGCCGTTATAAGTAAAATACTTAGGCGCACCTGAAACTGGGTTGTTTACAAAAAACTCATTGTCGAACCACGCTTGTGTTTGGTACTGTAGCTCACAGTTTGAAGTGTCGTTGATAATCCTAAAAACTTTACCTTCGTCACCGCTGCCTGTCAGTGAGTAAGTGTAGTCATCAGCGGCTGTCGTAATCGTAAGAGTGTTTCGCAACGCTGACCAATCCCACGCTGTCTCTACGAGATCTTTTGCGTCATTTACAAAGTCACCGACCATTTTGCTGTACGTACTTTCCGATACATTAGTTACTTCGTCTTCTCGTAAACGTCTGAGTACGTTATTGACTAAGTTTAAATACGTCATCCTAATATATTCCTGTTTCCTGTAAACATTCCTTGAGCTAATAAAAAGTTTGTAATAGGGAAATCTATTCTTGCTTGTAAAGCAGGCGATGCCGTAATTTGTATGGGACGAATACCAAACGGATCAGAAGGGGTAGAGGTTAACATACCACCGCCACCAAATGAGCTGCCGCCATTACTCTCTTCAGTGCCACCTATTTCTGGTGGGTCTTCTTCTATTTCAATAATATCTGTATTGCCGCCAAAAGTTATGTTACTTCCGCCGTTATCACCGTTGTCACCACCTTTGCTAGTGATAATCTCCTCATTGTTGTTACCATTTCCTGTAGTGGTAATATCGTCATCTTTGTCACCACCTTTGCTAGTGATAATCTCCTCATTGTTGTTACCATTTCCTGTAGTGGTAATATCGTCACCGTTGTCACCACCTTTGCTAGTGATAGTCACCTCATCGTCGTTACCATCTCCGGTACTACCCCCTCCGATGAGAATATCGTCACCTTTGCTACTATCACCTCCGGTGAGAATATTCCCATCTCCTGTGAGAGTATCGCCACCTCCGGTCAGAATTTCGCTACTGCCATCATCAGTGCTGTCTACAAAAATATCGCCTACGTTGGAGCCGTCTCCTTCGTCACCTAGATCTGCAGATGAAACTGCTGTTTCAGTAGAACCATCTCCTGTTTCTGTACCGCCCGGAACAATAGTTGTAGAGTCACCAGCTTGAGTAAACACATCTTTAACATCTTCATATATATCTGTAAAAACCGCACCGCCTACAACACTACCTAAAACTCCTGTAACCCAATCCTCAAGACCACCTAGCGTACCGCCCCAACCGGGATCAGTTATGGTTCCGTTAAAAACACCCTCAACCGTGTTTTTTATCGTAGTCCCTAACTCACCTAGTGTTCCTAAGGGGTCGCTAATAAAACCGCCAAGGTCTCCAACAGCGTCTATTACTTCTTCTATAGTTATATCAATAATACCGGGAGGAAGAGGTACGCCGGGGATAGCAAGCGGTCCAAAAACTTTCCAGTTTTTCCAATCGCTGGGAAATTCAAATTGAACACCAGCACCCATAGCCCTTTTAATTTTAGTCATGGGGTCGTTCATTTGAGCGCCTGCTTCAAGAACTTTAATTACATTGTCTGCAGTAATAATTCCTTTAAGTTGATCCGGAACTGTAGCCAAAACAGAAGAAATTGCATCCGCATCTGATATTTCACTTGGGTCTTCGCCTGTATCAGCATCAGTAGTAGTATCTTCTGTTTCTCTTGGGTTTGCATCCAGCCATTCTTGCGCTTTAGTTTTAATAGCTGCCGGAGCATTACCAGCAAGAACACTTTCAGCTTTGTTGTATGCTTCCTCACCAAAGTAACACTGTGAACCACCACCGCCTACTAAACCACCAGCAGCGTTACATAGTGCTCTATCACCACGAATTCCTGCACGATAAGCTGCGTTAACAGAACGAACTGCGTCTAAGTTAGGAGTGCCTATTATTTGTAGTCGACCACTAAAAAACGGGTTAGTTATAGTACCTTCTGGGGTTACCATATCGTAAATAGGGTTGTTAGACTGATCTCCAATAGCCATTTACTTTTTCCCCTTCAAGGCAAGCAACTTGTCAGCGCCACGAATACCAAAGGATGCAGACACAGCCATAAAAAGTAGGTACTGATACCAATCAGGAAGTCTGTTAAGCTCCTCAAAGGCAAGACCAATACGATCTAGTATTTCCACATCGTTCATCCCAATTCCCCACACAACGGCAACCACAGGCGCTGAGAGTAACAATGTAAACCACTCGTCCTTCCATGACGTAGCACTAGCACTTGCCATAAGCTGTTCCCAAGATGCGGTGGTCCTGATTACCTCCATCCTAGCTTCGTGTAACGCTGTTTTTTCTTCAGCCTTATTTTTTAGAACTTGACCAAGCAGCGTAGCGATAGGTGATATAATTGCTTGCCACATAGGTTATCGCACCATGTAAACTAAAATAGATGCACAGGCGCTGAGAGCAATCCAAAAGAAACGCTCTGCGTTTTTAACCGAACTTGAATTAGATAATACAGTCCCTTCTAGTTCCCGTATGTCATCCTCCTGATCGTCTAGTCTTTTTTCGTGCCTATCCATACGTTTAAAAGCAGACAGTAACTGCTCTTCTACACGGGCAATCTGAGAGACCGCTTCAGTTAGCTTGTCTAGCTTTTGCTCTATGCGGTCAAGCCTGTTGTCCATCATAGATGTGCTTCCTACGCTGTTCATGTTACAGAGTTACCGCCAGTTCAAACAAATCGTCCATTTCTTCGCCTGTCATGCCCAGTGCAGTAGACATAATATCAATCCAAGGTGACACACGTTCAACCGTGGAGCCGTACTCCCACTCAATAGATATTGTGGTTTTGTCAGGCTCCTGCATTTCTTCAATAGCTTCATTAACAAGACTCAACTTATTAACTTGGGACAACGCCAGCCGTGCTTGACGCATGGTGACTACCAAAGACTGACGTTTTTTTACTAGTTTTGTTGATTCGTAAGCATCAATCTGCTCTTGGACAGTAACTGTTTTTCCTTCGTTGTCCTCGTACTCAGTGAACATATCTTGCTCTGTCCACGCATACACCCAGTTACCATTAGAATCTTGTACAGCACCATCCCGCGCTACAACCTTGTAATCGCCAGAGGGAGCTGGTTGAGGAGAAGCTAATACGGGATCGACGTTTAAAGCATCAAGGGTGCTTTCGCTCCAGACTTTTGGAAAGCTCACATTTTTATTTTCAGCTTTTAGCTCAGAAACGGTTTTTACTTCCCCGCTTGTTCTATCTCTATATTCCGCCATGTTAATTCCTATGCGATTGCTAAAAAGAGGTAAGTGCCACCACTGGCGTTAAGTGCCGCTGGTGCTGAAGATGTAATCGTAAAACCACTAGACAAAGGATCTATATAATCTGTGGTAGTGACCCCTGCCGCGTTTGAATTTACAAATAGGTAAGGGTCATTGCCGGCTACAATTCCACGCACAGAATCGTACACATACCAATCACCCGTAGAATCTGTACGCTTAATCAACACAAACCTAGCACCAGAACTGAAGCCACAATCTACGTTTAGATCAGAGCCTGTGCCGCTGTAAGTGCCAACCTTTGATATACCAGAGGCGCTAGCAAACAGATATCCTACATAATTTCTAGGTGCTTCATTAACAAAAGCATCGTTTGGGCGAAATACTGAAGCCGTTGGAACCATATCCAACCAAACAGATCCTCCAGTAATGTCTCCGTCAGTTTGATTTAATGCAAGGTATTTATTATATCCACTAGCATCAGTGCCTATTCCGTTGTACCAAACAGCCCACCTAACAGAATAATCTATGCCTTTTACTATTATTAACTCAGGCGCAACGCCTAAATTGTGATTGATATTTTGTGGACTACCTAAGCCTGCATAAGTCACCACATCCATAAAGCCAGGTGCCCTTCTGAATTCATAACCTATAACGCTGGTATTATCTAAAGCGGTTGTCGTATAAATACCGTCCATGTGATCAAATTCGTTGTTATACGCATGGGAGCTTTGTGCTCTGGGGTCGTTTGTATTAAGATAATTATTTCCCCCGCGTAATCTATCTCTTACATACCAATCGCCCGTTCCATTTATATTATTTTTTGCAAAATGAAAGTCCACTGGGTAGGTAGTTGCAAACACCTTTCCCCCAGCACTAGCGTTCAAGCCCATTACGGGAGTAAACAAATCAGTAGCCGCAAACTCCGATGCTGGCTTGTGGGGTCTGCGGATAGCCATGTAAATGTATTGTGTGCTGCTTTTGTTAACAAAGTCGGCAGAGTTGGTTATGTTGAATCCTGTCGCTGTTAAATCCAACCAATCAGCGTTGTCAAATTCTTGATCACCTGTATGGGCTTGAAGATAGGCGTCATTACCGCCGGTACGAATACCTCGCATCGTATCGAATATGCCCCACGAATCGCTTGATCCTATACTTTTTATTAAAATAAACTGAGGCTCGAACCCAAGGTCGATAGTCGGGCCTGTAGAGCTTCCGTTGCCCGTGTAAGTACCAACCTTAATAGCGGCTTCGTCAGAATCTTCGCCAAATCTTTGGTCATCGTTAGCAAATAGATAAGCTACATAAGTTTGTCCGCTAGAGTTCCCTAAACCTTCGTTTCCTACGGAAAATGTGGTTGTTGTAGGCTCTGCAGAAAAATAGTTGTTGTAGTTTGCTAAACCTCCTCCACTAGCCGCTCCGCTCGTATCTAAAGCAAGGCGATAATACTGAGTGCTAGTAAAGCCCGCGCCTACCATCCATCCCGCAGACATACCCGTTGCCTTGATAATGATTAATCCCGGCTTACTATCAAGATTGTGGGATATTGCGCGATTAGAACTACCATCTCCCGTGTAGGTTAAAACATCAAAAAACCCTGCTTGCTTGCGGAATGTCCAGCCAACATAGCCGCCATTGCCGTTGAAATTTACCGTCCCATAAGTAGCGTCTGCACCAAGAGCGTAACCATTATTGTTGAAGGCAGTAAGCGTATCCGTGCGAGTAGATTCTGCACCATTGCCGTTTGATATAATTTGCTTGCCAGCCCCGCGCACTGTGTCATACCAAACGTGGTTATTAATTTGCTCTCTGGTTTTGATCCAGACAAAGCCTCCTTCTCCAGAAAGATCAACACCGTTGGTTATGTTTCGGGCAGAGCCGTTCCCATCCCACACATCTGTCGAAAAAACATCGTCAACATATACCGGATCGTCTTTCGCACCAGCGCCCGCGAGTACTCTCAGTGCAGAATTACTCATTAGCCAAAGGCCTGTCCGGCAGTAAAGCCGTAGTAGGTTGTGCCGCCGTCAATAGTGAGGAATACAAACACATCGACACCATTGTTTGTCGCGGTAATCGTAGGTGCTGTAGCCGCCGCCCAATCGACACTGCTAGGCCAAGTAATTGTTCTTGCTGAGCTATCTTGAATGATCTTCAAAACAAACGCAGATGCCCTACCAGACGCGGCAGGATTGCTGAAGGTATAGGTCACATTTTCAGTCAGGTCATGCTCAAACACATTGCCATCTTGCAAGTTAATGGTCGCAGCATTAGAGCTAGAGGTTACGGTTGTTACCTCATCTATAGTGCCGTTATCGAAACTAACAACACCATTGGCATCAGATGTAACAATCCCTGACGCCTGAGTCAGCCCCAGCGTGTCTGGCAACTTGACTGTATAGGTTGCTGATGCACTATGCGCTGGCCCTTGGACAGTAACGCCGTGTGAGTTGTTTTCACAATTGAAGCGTATCGTGCCAGAGTTGGTGTTGCCGTATAACTCGGTGAACCCTGTGCCATTCGGAAACAACTGGATGTTCCCATTGGTGTCCGTAGACTTAATAGCATTAGCGTCGATCTGAATGTTGTCTACATCTAAACTTCCAAGTGTGCCAACAGAGGTAATTTGTGTTTGTGCCGCATCAACATTCAAAGTATTAGTGCTGAGAGTAATACCCGTCCCTGCCACCAAAGCAGTCTTAGATATATCAATAGCCGCACTAGAGTTAATATCAGCGTTGACTATGACGCCAGAGCCAATAGCTGCTACACCAGTATCTGCAATCGTAATGTCGCCAGATACAACATTGTCGATCCACTTTGATGTATCAGCATCGTAAAAAAGAAGAGCCGCATCAGCAGGAGACGTGACGTTGGTGTCTGCGAGACCGGCGAGGGTAGCGCCACCTAAGCCTGTCTGTGAGTCTACATAAGCCTTTACAGACTGCTGACTAGGGATGGCCGTAGCAGAGTTACTGCTCATGTCATCTTCATCTACAAATGACTTGCCATCTAAGATGTTGAGTTCTGTAGCGTTAGACGTAACGCCATCAAGAATATTTAGTTCTGCCGCTGTAGAAGTAACTGCTACCCCGCCCAAGCTAAAGGTGCTAGACGCAGACAACGTAGTAAACGAGCCGGCTGCAGGGGTTGCACCACCGATTACTGCTGCATCAATAGTGCCGCCATTAATATCAAGTGTTGTAACAGAGCCAAGATCTGATATAGTAGCCCCGTTAAAATTAACAGTCCCAGTAGCGGTAAGGTTTGCAAATGTAGCTGTGCCAGTAAATGTGGGGCCGGCTGTATCAGACTTTGTAGCAATTGCAGTCGATATAGCATCAAATTCTGTTTCAAACTCTGAGCCACGAACAACCTTATTGGTGTCTCCACCGGGAAGCGTATCCTTAGCGGCAAAGTCTGTCGTCTTTGTATAATTAGCCATTGGTTATTCCTAGCAAGAGAAAAGGAAAGGGGGCCATTGCGACCCCCCGTAGTTCTATTAGGCAGAAGGTACTGCCAGAACAAAACCAGCTTCAGGACGGTACACCTGAACACCGTAAAGGGTGTCGGCAGTGTACAGAGTAGACAGGTACTCTTGCTTGTACTGAGTCTGGGAACGGACAGCCAGTTGCTCAGCCATCACGACAGCTTCGCTGTGGAACAGCAGGGCTGCACGAGTGTCAACGCTAGATGCAGTGTTGTCAGCGGCGGCTTCGATAGTTCGGCAGTTAGCAGAAACGTAAACGTCTACGCCATACAGGTTGCCGATTAAGCCGTTGTTGACAGTGCCACCGGATACAAAGTCAGAAGACACGTATCGGTCGATACCCATGATTGCTTTGCGCGTAGCAGGCGGGACAATCAAGTTACGGCCTTCCATCGGTACGTTGTTGTCATCCATCTTCTGGATCATGTCACGGAAGAAAGCATCCGTAAACTCGTCACCAGCCACCAGAGTGTCATCAGTGTACTGAGTAGTAGTGCCGTTATCATTGAAGAAACAACCAGTGTGCTGGTAATCAGTAGCGGCTGGGCTAAATACAACAGCGCCACCGTCACCAAAACCAGTACCCGCTGCGTGAAGGTCGTTGTCAACCTGTACAGCCAGAGCATAACCAGCGTCTTCAGTGTAGAACTGACGCAGTGAGTTAAGAGCCTGCACTTCAACAATGTCTTCAATCAAACGCGAGTATTCAAAGTGACGGTTAATTGTCACCTGAAGCTCTGATTCGGTGTTTGCAATGATAGTTACCGCAGTGTCAGCCGCTTTAGCATTGGCATCACCACGAGTAGGCTTAGGGATATGAATAACGTCACCCTTCTTGCCAGTCATAGAAAGACGCTTGACAAGGGGAGCCATCTTCAAGTTTTTCTGATAAGAAGCAATAATCTCATCCGACCAAATTTCGGGGATGAAAGTACCTGCTTCTGTTAAGGCGGTAAAACCACCTGTTCCGGGATAAGTTGCTGTAGCCATGAGTTATCTCCTTAAAAGGCTATCGAACTCGACCCTCTGCGTATGCCTGTAAAATTTCGTCTGACAATGCGTTGTAACGCTCAGGGTCGGTTTTCATTAGTTTAATAATGTCAGCACGACGATAGACTTTTCTACGAGATCCTTCTGCTGTACCACGAGCGTTGCCTGTAGTTGCGGACTTTACGGCACTCTTACGGGCTGCTTTTTCAGCCTGAGCCGTCTGTTGAACCACTTGATTACGTTCTTTCCAAAGCGTAAAAAGTTCGTCAGCAGAATCATAATCGTAACCTTGGTCTGCTTCTACAAACAGTTTAGTTCTAACCTTTGATCCCTTGATCCACTCAGCAAAATTGTTGTCTTGCAAGATACTTTCCATATCAGGGTGTTTAGCCTTGAGTTGTGAAAGAGTAGCTTGTTGACGACTTTGTTGTGCGTAAGCCTCTGCTTCTTTGATCTTTGGGTGGTTATCAATAGCTCTGTTAACAGCAGTTTGAGGATCAATAAAAAAATCTGTATCATCTTGATTTTGCTGTTCTTCAGGTGCTGGTTGTGTTGTGAGTTCTGTCTGGATGTAGTTATCAACAACTTTACGTAACTCGCCTACTTCCGTACTCTGTTTACCAGAAAACTTTTCTAGTTCTTGGTGCATCTGTACGAGTTCTTCTACAGATTTACCTTGGTACTTTTCTGGAATATCAGGTTCTTGTACAGGTTGTTCCTCTTCTTGAGGAGTCTCTACGGTGTCCTGTGTTTCGAGTTGATCTGTTGTTTCTAGCTCCTCTTCTGGACGCTCATCAATAATTGTCGCTCTTGACATCACTAAAATTACCCCGCCTTTTTAGGTTATGGAGATTATTGTTGGGATTGACTCTCACGAGCTTCCCTTCCTCGTCGCCCAGCTTCTTCGTGTTCTCGTACCCACTTCATATGTCTTCCGGGGAAGTCACCAGTAGATCCGTCGAGAATGCACTGTGTTGCTGAAACGATTTTTGTAGCATTAGCACCACATCCGCACCTAGTGGTTGTGGTATCCTGATCTACAAATTTTTCGAATACGTGTCCGTTAGTACAACGGAAGTCAAATACTTTAATCATTATCTTTGTTAAGCTCTTCGTAATTAGCGTTTGTTGTAGACTCTAGATTTAAAATGTATGCTAAGACGTTTATTTGTCCTTTACGCATATACAAATCATTTGTGTCTTTAGTAGCTTCAACACTGTTAATCACTAAAGCATTCTGGTTTAATTCTTCAATTAGCTGTTTCCAACCATCAGTAGAAAACAGGGTGAAGTAATTGTCGTAATATTGCTGTGTTTCTTGATCCACTTGAGGCCTCTTAGGTTATCTCTGATTAACAAAATGTACTATGGTACACTGTATATTATATCATATATTGAATCAAAAGTCAAGCATTATTTTTTCTTTTTGGTAGTTTTTCTCCTTTTACCAGAGGCAGTTACGGCGTACTTAATGGCTTTTGGCCCTGTTTTTTTGCGTTTTGCTGCTTCTTTCTCTGATTTAGTCATCTTGGCGGCTACCGCTTTTGGCCTACAAGCCGGGTAAGGACGCTTAGACCCTTTGGCTTTTTTACGGCCACACTTCTTTCCGGTCTTTATGTCAACCCAATCTTCTTTGAACCATTTAGTTAAACCGCCTTTAGACTTAGGCATAAGTTCCACCACGTTTTTTGTATTCCCTGACTAGCCAAGCATTGGCATAGGCGCTGGGGTACACGTCAAACTTTTTCTTAGCTGCAGCCTTAACCCTAGAGTAAAGAGCTTTGTTCTTTACATTAGAGGGTATAGTGCTTTTCTTTTTCTTTGCTTTAGGTCTACTTTTTGCGCGTGGCATTTTTTCGTACCTTTCTTAGATCAGCGCCTGTAATTTTGTTTCTAGGCTTGGCTACTCTAGCGAGCTTTTTTTGTTTTGGACTATAGTTTTTCATCGGCATAATTATGATCTCTTAGGCTTCTTTACTTTTTTCTTTTTCGGGGGCTTGTGATATGGCATTTCTATCTCCTTACTTTTTGTGGGCTTTTTGGACTTCAAAGTTTGCAGACTTAGACGCGCCCTTGTGGGGCTTATATCCACCTGCAGGATCTTTCATCAACTTGTAACTATTACCGCTTTTCATCCAGTGGTAACCTTTTGGTGCTGAGACTTTCATAGCGTTTACCAGTTTTTGCAAGACCAGTATCTTGCGGTGAGTTTACTAGGCTTGTTAGTGTCACACTTGTGCCTAGCCCTAAATGACTTACGCCGCGCTGGTTGATCTTTTTTGATCTTCATTTTAGCGTCACCAAAGCGTATAGTCTTAGTCTTGTCGCCTTCCTTGGCTACCACTATAAATTTTTTGGTTGGGTGATTAGGGGTCCGTTTTGGTTTGTTGTACCCGCTTACTCCTGCTCGCTCCAGCTTTGGGTCTTTTTTCTTTGCCATTAACCGCGTCCTCCAGCTTGTCCATCCGCTCTTGTAAGACCGCTAACTGGTCCTTGAGGTCTTTGAATGCTTCGTTGATCTGCTTGAGCAGGCTGTTCATTTCTGTTTGTGTCATTAGCATTTGGAGTTTTGCCCTGTATCTCTAGTTCTTTGAGGTATCTGTCTGCAATTTTTAGTCGTCTGTCAAACTCTTTGTCGTCAGCGTCCCCTTCTTTGATGTTTTTAGTAACTGCATTAAGAACATCAATCTCTAGCTCTTGAGGCATAAGTTGAGTCTCGACGGCCAACTTCTGTGCTCTAGCCTGAGATTCTGCTGCTTGTCCATTAAGGGCTGCTGTCTGACTCTGCTGGAAACCAATCTGAGCTTGTTGCGCCATCATAGCCATCTGCTGAGCTTGCGGATTAGGCTGACCAGCTTGAGCCATTGCTGCGATAAGCTCTTCACGGTTAGACAGGTTCATGTTGTCAATAATACTTTGGATTAACACAGGGTACAGAGGGCTGTCTTGCTTCATCGTTTGCAGAAGCTGTACTAACTGAGTTACCTCGTACTCACGAGCAATAATCCCCAAAGTACTCGTAGCCATAAACTTATAGTCTGCTACCGGGTAGTTTTCAGGGTCAAACTGCATATATCTGTGTGCAGCTTTGGTTACAAACGGCAACAAGAACGACTGTTGAAAGTTGATTAGGGTGCGCTTGTGGCGTTTAATAATAGCCCCAAGAGACATAGAAATACCAGCGGCAGTAGCTTCACGATTAACACTGCCGGAAATTCCTGCTGAATCAACCGCTCCTGTAGCCTGCTGAACCATGTTTTGTAAGGCTTGAGCTTGTGCAAAGGTGATTTGTCCAACTTGTCCAAAATTAAACGGCTGTAGTACTTCACGAGGATCGCCGTTAGTTAAGATCATCTTGCCCGGACGCACTTCTGGTTTAGCGCCTCTAGGAAGCCGTGTAGCATCCACAGCGAGCATTGGGTGGATTGTGAGGCTCAGGGCATCAATACGAGCACGTAATTCTGTGTCAAGCGCCTTTTGGCTGTTGTAGCCCTTCTCGCAAACACCACGTCCCCAGAACCTGCTGGGAACCACGTCCCACGGAAACGCAACTACCGGACGGTCTTTCATCATGTACGGGTTGGCTTCTGCTTTTAGAAGTGTGCCGCCGTTTGCAATCACAACGATTGCTTCAACGTACATAGAGTCTTCGTCAACCTCAACGTCTTCAGCTTCTAACAACTCACGAGGCACAAGACCGTAGTACTTTGTTAAGCGTACTTTGTCGTCGTTGTAGATTGTTAGGTCTTGATCTGGCTCTAGGTCTGTGTCAGCAGAGGCAGACTCAATAAAACCTTCACGGTACACGCCCTGCTCTTGTAGGAGTTCTACGGAGTGCTTAGATACAAACTCGTCAACAGCAACACCATAAGCGTCCTCAACTGAGGTTGCTACAGGGTCTATCAAAAAGTTTTGCGGTAACACCGGCTTTAACTTCACTACTACACGGTCTTTAATGTTGACGCCCACAGCAGTCAACTGACCATCCATAATTGGCTGAGTAGCCGGGGACATATCTTTAATTTCTTCTAAAACAACCTCACCAACACCCGTACCAAATACAGCAGCATTAATAAGGCATTCTGCTACTGCCTTGCGAATTTTACAGGCTTCAAAGTCTTCGTTTAGTTTTTTCTTTAGAATTGATATGTCTTGTTTCTGTGGGTCTGCTACATCGTCTTTAATGTCAAAAAACTGACCACGACCAAACGTAGCCTCTTCTAGCTCTGCTACATTAGACTCTACAGCCTGCTGAAGCGCAGGAGAGATAATTCGAGAACGCTCAGACCCTCTTTGCGAGTCATTAGGGTCCCATTGACCTCTCCATAACCTATAGTATTCTTCAAATCTTTCTTCGTAGTTTGACTCATAATAATCTCGCCAATCTTCACACTTTGTCATTACCCACTCTTCCAAGGACTCTTGGATCATTAGTGGGTCTGGGCTAT